GGAAAGCGCATCAAACAATCGGGTGAACAGAAACGCTTCGCAAAATGAGGCAATGCCTCGCCGCAGTTCCAACAACAATCATCGCGCCATCCGCCGCTAGTGTATTCCGGCTGGCCTTCGATCCATCGCGGCCGACGTGCGCGAATGCGATGCAGTGCCGCTCGAACAACAACATTGGCCGAGGCGTCGGCGACGTCCCAGGGCCAGCCTGCTAAACAAAAACCCGCTCGGATGCCGTGCCGACGCGGACCCTCCTCGGCGAACGCTGTCGGCTGGGCAATCTTCATTACCTTCGACGTCGCACGGACCAGGGCGCGATATTCATCGACACTTAACTGATAAGCCTGTCCATTTTTCTTTTTCGCCTCGACGGCAGGAGTCGACTGAGTTCGCGACAGCACATTCGCTTACCTTCCCTGCTATGGCGTTGATGTCGGATTCGGTTGCACGACAGAGCCGCGACCGAGTTCGATCCAATTCGCCGGCATGTGGTGAATGTCGCCCTCGGGACCGAGCGGCGGCTCGTTCTCGCGTCGGAGAACATCATTGACCGAATAAATTCCGGTCTCGCGTGCGAGCCGGTAACTTTCATAACGCGTCTTCATATCGCCGCGCAGTAAGCCGTCGAGATCATGCTCGATGTAATAGGTCCTCCGACTTACGTCCGTGAGCAAACAACGGCCCATTGCCGCCTCGATGCGAGCTGCGAGGGGACCGATGCAGTTCGCCACCAGCGCGCGCGATTCCTGTTCGGTATTTGAATAAGTCGCGCGATCAGTGAGCCCGACACTGGTCGGCGGACAGCCGAAAATGCGAGCGATATCTTCGTTTGAAAGTTTTCTTTGCTCAAGGAATTGGCTGTCCTCCGGACTGAACGAAAGCTTTTCATATTTCGCGCCCGCGTCCGCGATCATCATTTTCCCGGCGTTTTGCGGACCTGCGTAGATCGAGTGTGCCAAGTCGCGCACTTGATTTTTTTGTTCGAATGACAGCGCTTGCGGGTAGGACATCAAGCCCGACGGCCGCATCGCATTGTCGCTGAACGATTGCGCCGTCTGTGATTGTCCGATTGCCAGCGAGAGCGAAGCCCTCGCAATTTGAATTGGCGACCAACCCAAAACGCCATCGCGCGTCGGACCGCGAATGTGGAGGACCTCCTCCTGCAGCAGCGTCTCGGTTCTGCGGCCGTTGAAAACTTTGTAGCGAACTCGCCCGTTCGGCAGCCGTTCGACCTGGCAATCGCCGACCAAGCACGGAATCAGTTCAACGACCTGGCCGCGAGCATTATGAGCAACACGAGCATAAGCGTTGCCCCAGAGATCAAGGCAGCGAACCAAATATTCGCGCGCTTCGAAGGCGGACTGCGTTGCGTTCGCGATATCATGAAGCACCCCATAGAGGGGATTATCGTCGGCGCGCTCTCGTCCTCCATCAGGCGTTCTCCTGTACAAATGCAACGGCACCGAAGCTAAAATTTCAGAACGCAACGCAACGCAACGCGCGGCAACTGCAAGATTTGAGAGCACATTGTCGGGCGACGGCATGCCGGGGCCGCGCAACGCAACCCAATTTGCCCAGTACGGATCGACGAACGGATCGCCGCTGCGCTTCTCGATGCCGAACATGCGCGCCAGGAGACCCATCACAAAGTCTCCAAATAACGTTTGGCGTGAGCGAGACGAAAGCCAGTTACATTGTAACTAGCTTTTGCGCGCGCATTGACGACGGTGCCCTCGTATGCGGGCCACGCGCTCACAACCGAAATTTCTTTCAGATCGACCGCGCGCAGCGTGCGCTTGCTGCCGTCCCATTTCTCCTCGGCCGCGATGAAGCCGAAGCTCATGCCGCCAAGATCGCCGCGCTCGGCCAGGGCGAGCACGTCATTGCCGGTCGTGGTCGATGGCACGTCGAGATCGAATTGCAGGCCGCGCGTGTCTTCGGCCAGACGCAGCGTCTTGCTCCTGGTCCGCGCCAGCATGCGGGCGGGATCGTGATCGACCAGCGCGAGCACATCCTTATCAGATAACGAAGTGAACGCCCCTGGCGCGATGGTCTCGACAAAGTCGCCGATCCGCGCCTCGGTGTTGAACAGTGCAGCGTATCCTTCGAGCTTGCGGCCGCGAGCGCGGACTTCGAGCTGCGCGGCGCGGCGCTCGAAAGCGGTTTTCTTTCTTCGCGCGAAATCGGTCGAGCAGATGCGATACGCCTCATCCCAGTCGTCGACCTCGCCGTTGTCCATGAGATCGGCGATGCAGGCGAGCACATCCTCGTCGATGTCGTCGGGACCGATCTGACGCTGCGAAACCATGATTAAGCTCTTTTATGGCGCGATCAGATCGTTGATTACCGCGAACGCTTTTGGCTGCCGGATTTGAACATCCATGGTCATCATCCCGCGGATCAGAACATTGCCTTTCGTGTACGCGGTTTCCGAATAAGGATTGACGAGGAGGTCGAACGCCGCCCAGTAGCCGATGAGGAGCTGCGACCAATCTCCAAAAATCAGCGCCGACAGAGAGGTGCCGGTGCCCCTGGTCAAGTTGCTCGGACACAGATTCGAGATCGCCATCGGAAAGCCGGCGAGCGAATTTTCTCCCGGCTCGCTGATGATGAAATTGCTCGACGTGTCGGCCGTGGACTTCAATGTCGTCGCCATCGACTTCGTTACTTTGGCGTTCGTCAGGAAGCCGAGCGATCCGGTGAGCGCGTTGGCAAGCTCGACACTAGCAATCGCGGCGATGACATTTGCCCAAGTGATGGCACCGCCGTTCCCCGTCGTCCCGGTGACGCTGGTCACGCCGGCATTCACCAAAATTCCCGATGGCTGATTTGCAGCGCCGCCCGAGATCGCAACGCTGTCAGCCGCGCGCGCCAGCAGTGCAGCGAGATCGTCGCGCAAAATTGCTTCGACGTCGGGCGCGCTTTGCAAAATCATGTTGCGGCTAACTTCGATCAATCCGCCGCAATGTTTCGGCGTCAGCGAAACTTTATCGAACTGAGCATCAGATGCCGTGATCGCCGAATTTTCTGCCACCCATTGCGCCGTTGCCGATGCTTTAAGGCGCGGAATGTCAACATTGCCGACGAGACCGTTCAGCACCCGCGCGCCGAGACGGCGCACCGCCATGGCATCGCGCAAAATGTCGATGAACAAATCAGGCCTCCAGTCGGTGCCGATCAGATTCGAGCCTGGTCCGGCCGCGGGCAATCCGGTCGTGACAACACGTTTTTCGAAAACGCTAGTCGGGCAAAGCATGCCTTGCGCCGGGCGACCGGCGCGGCGCTCCAGCTCACGTGAGATCTCGATCTCGCGACCGAAGTCGCCCGCGATGCCGGGGATTTGGCTCCGGACCGCGTTGATCAAAGAAAACTGGCGACATTCGGTTTCGAACTTATTGTCGCCATTGCCGACCGGTTCGCCGACCATACGCCGCTCGGCGTCGGCGAGAAATTCGGCGTTTCTGATATCGCGTTCGAGCTTTTCAATGTCTTTCTTACCGGCGTCAAAGGCGGATTGTTCGGCGTCGCTCAGATTGCGTTTCTCACTTTCAGCTTTTGAAACGAGCGCGCGTATCGTATCGACAACCGCAGCCCTCGCTTCCCGTAACTCAGGAAGGCGCATTTAGATTCTCCTCAATAGGATTTCAGGGGAAGGGCGAAAGCGGGAGTTGGCGATCTGTCCCTTTTGCCATGCTCGGCGGGACTTTTTGTTCGGCCGGGATCGCCGGGCGACCGATCAAACCGAAGGGCTCCCGCGCCCACGGTTCGAAGATTTCAGATGACTTCTAAAAACGGTTCCCAGTGCGGTTCGGGAACGTGTCGGGTGGCAATGCCGATCGCCATCGTTAATGCGACGAGCGGATCAATGCGGCCGATCGATTTGCGCTTGGATAGTTTGCGATTGCCGGCGGCGTCCATTTCGACCTTCGCATTGCTGGCCGCCATCATCAGAACCGGATGCATGCCGTGACGGAGCTTCCGATCGACGACGAGCTTTTCGAGCTGATCGACGGCCGGCGAGAGATCCTTAAAGCCCTGGCCGAAAGGTTCGAGCGGTACGTCGCAGCCGATGGAATTCAACTCGCGTGCTAGGTCTTCGACCCTCCATCTATCGAACGCCAATTTTTGGATTCGATATTTGCCGTGAAGCTCGGCGATGGTGCGCGCGACCACTCCGGGATCGGTCGAGCGACCGGGAAAAGTTAGGAGCTTCCCATCTTTCGCCCAGACGCGATAAGACATTCGATCCTCATCCTCGCGTTCCTGCAATGTCTCGCCTGGTAACCAACAAAATGGCAGCACGTCAAAACCGCCGTCGTCGTCTTTGAAGACGAGGACGAGCGCCGTCATGTCGCGGGTCGCGCCGAGATCGAGGCCGGCGAAACAGGGGCGGCCTGCGACGCTGGATGCGTTGACAGCGCCGCAGGCCTTCCAAGCGGCCGCCGACAGGAAGGAAGATGCCGGATCGACGCGCTGGTTTAAAACCAAATTGCGGAACGACATTTCGGCTGCAGGCATTCTTTGAGCTTGCAACGCCAGGCGCTTCACATCCTCCAGCGAACGAAAGTCGCCGATGGCCGGATTGGCGAGCTTCCAGGTCTTTGGCGACCACGGATCGGCGTCCTGAGGTGCGCTGTATAGTGTGAGGTGAAACGACGGATCGACGATTTCGCCGCGCTGGATCCTCAAACCATAATCAACGAGCTCGCTCATCGGCGCTTCGTCCCTGGCCGCTTGGGTGCTGATGACGATCATCAATGGCTGATCGCGCTTGCCCATGGCGGTCTGGAACGTATCGAGGAGCTCGCGGCTCATGGTTTGGCCGAGCTCGTCCATGCAGACGAAGGTCGGGGCCAGGCCGTGCTTGGTGGGGGCGTCGGCACTCAAGGCGGCAAATATTGAACCAGTGCCGCCATCTTCGAGCTCGCGCGTAAATCGCCTGATGCTGACCCGCTGCTCCAGCCAGGGGACCCGTTGGATGATGGCGGCGAGCTCATGAAAAATCCTGGAGCTCTGAAACCTATCGTTGGCGCTGGCGTAGCATTCGCCCCTCGGTTCGGCTTCGGGGCCGCATAGGTGGGCGAGACATAGCAGGCTCGCCAGTTGAGTTTTGCCGTTGGCCCTGGCGATGGAGAGCGCGCCAACGCGAACCAACCGGCGGCCTTCTGCGTCCGTCCTATAGACCGCCCTGATGAACTTTTTCTGCCAAGGACGAAGCTTGAATTGCGTCCCTGCAAGGGGACCTGACGAGCAGGGCATGGCCTCCGCAAAGCGGATGACGCGCGTCGCACGGGACAGGCCTGGCGCCTCCCAGGAATGCGGCTCCGATGACGCCAGCTGCCCGATCAATGCGGCCCGCTGGATT